CACGTCCACATCGGACGAACGCACCCCGTTCAAGCCGGTCCAGGTGTACATCTTGGCGTCTACAAGGGCTGGGACAACCTCGATAGGCTTATGCGCGTCTTCAAAGTCATCAGATGCGTCGTGGACGGCCTGCCAAACCAAGAAGCCGCTCGAACATTCGCCAATCGCCACCCCGGCAAAGTCTTCCTCAGCTACTTCTCGGAGCATCAAAAGGGAGAATTCAAGTGGAACGAGAAGGATTACACGGTCTCAAGTAACCGCACCGAGGCGCTGGATCTGTCGCACAAGGAGATTTCGGAGAGACGCTATATCCTTCCAAGGAGATCAGGTTTAGTCGAGAAGTTCGCAACCCACTGTCACAATATCGCCAAAAAGCTGGAAGAGGACGAGAAGACCGGCTCAAAGCGCTACGTCTACATCAAACTGAGCAAGAAAGACCATTTCAGGTTTGCGTTTAATTACGAGTCTATGGCCAGGAACGGGGCTCCGAACCTGTTATTTCCGGAGATGCTGAATTGAAACGAAAGAAGATGACAAGACGACGGAAGATCGAGAAGTACGGGCCAAGGAAGCAGAAGAAGGTGGACAAGAAGGTCATTAAAAAAAATGAGGAAGATTGATTTCATACAAAAATTCGGAGAGGGATTCATTGCGGTAGGGATGTCAGACACCCTAGTCCGTAAGTCCATCTCTGTCCATGAGGTCCGGGGGTCTGTCCGGTGGCCCGTGGATGGGTTCCCGGGTTACTATCTGATCATGGCTAAAAAGAAGAAAATCAATGAGCACGGCAAAAGGCCTATGCTGTTCCTGGCCGAAGGAGAGAATCAGAGCCCGTCACTGATGCTGGAGGCCCTGTCAGACGACCTGGTGAGGCTCAAATGTGCCAAGCTGTACGCCAAGCAAGACCGGACCCACAGGGGGATAGAGGGTTTTTACAAGGATTTGTACCATTTCATCAAAAAGCGGAAGATAGGCACAATCGTAGTGCCGTCGCCTTCCGTCAATGACCCCGAATATGGCCGGGCTTTGATCAAAGAGTACATCAAAGACCAAGCATTCGATGTACCAAAGCTGGTTCCCACGATCCTCCGGGAGCATTTAGGTTCAATAACAGATGCAATGCCGGCCGAAAAGTACGCATTCCACGCCCTGCGCTACCTGATGGCGGGTTTTGAGAAGTTCGATGATGTGAGACAATCGTTTTTCCCGGTAAACAAAGAGGCCCAAAAAGAAAAAGCAGAGCGCCGGTGGGCTGCTTATGGGAGTTGATTGATGCCTGATACACAAATGCCACAGAGAGCGCTGCCCACAGCATTGCCCGTAAGGAACGTATTCGGATTCACCCCTAACTCGGATATTCTTTCTAAGGAAAAAGCAGACCGGGACAGAGCCAAGGCAGAGCAGGAGCAAAACCAAGAGCCCCTGCTGCATATAGCGGATTATCTTAAAAAATGTTGGGACGCGGCCTATAGCGCCAAACTGAATAATATCCACGATATCCTATTGAAGTGCGCCAGGCAGAGGAAAGGCGAGTATGACCCCGATGTTTTGGCTATTTTGCGCGAAGAAGGTGATAAGGACCCGTTTTATTCACCGCTCACAGGGATCAAGTGCCGGGCGGTAAAAGCCCTCCTGAAGAACGTAATGACCCCGCCAGGCGAAAAACCCTACACTTTAGACCCTACCCCCGTACCCGAGTTACCAGATGAAGACCTGCAGATGATATCAGAGCAGATTGTTAATGAGGTGGCCATGCTAGAGCAGGAGCACGGCGCCGGGATTGTATCCACTGAGACAATCGAAGAGAGATTAGACACCCTGGAAGATGAAAAGATCAAACTAACCACCAAGAAAGCCCGCAGAGAGGCCAAGAGAGTTGAAAAGCACGTTGAGGACCAGTTCAAAGAGGGCGGGTTCTATGATGCGTTTGATGATTTCCTGGATGATTTCGTCACCTATCCGGCCGGCATTTTAAAAGGCCCAATCGTTCGTAACGCCAAAACTACAGTGTGGACCGATGATCGAGAGGGCAACGCAGTTCCGGCCGTGGAAGTCAAACCGGTCCGCAAATGGTACAACGTCAGCCCCTTTGATGCTTACCCTTCCCCTGGGTCCAGAGGCATTCAGGATGGCTATTTCTGTGAGGCAATCGAGCTCAGACGGTCAGACCTTGAAGAGTGCCTGGGGGTCCCTGGTTTCAGTGATGATGCAATCAATGGCGTTTTAAGTGATCACGGCACCGGCGGGCTCAAGAACTGGACAATCGTTGACCAGGACAGGGCTATTATTGACGAGATCCCGCTTGAGCAGAACGACCCCGACCCTCCGATTGACTGTGTTGAGTTCTGGGGATCGATTCAAGGACATAAACTACAAGAATGGGGGATGGACGAAAAACAGGCCCCCAATGCCAATAAAGATTATCCCATAACGGCCTGGCTCATAGGTAGATGGGCTGTTATGGTCAGGATTAACCCGCACCCGTTGGGGCACAGGCCGTATTATTCCAGCTCCTACGATGGGATGAATAACCAGTTCTGGGGTAGAGGGGTTCCGCAGTTGATGAGGGGAGATCAGAAGATGTCCAACGCCATCAACAGAGCGCTGAACCGTAACCTCGGAATGGCGTCAGGGCCTCAAGTTGAGGTTTTTCGTGACAGAATGTGGCCCGGGGCCGATGTGGATAACGTTTTCCCCATGAAAACATGGGAATCCACCGATGAACACGGCACCGGAAGACCGGCGGTCCACTTCTTCCAGCCCGACCCTCTGGTTGAAATGCTCTTAAAGGCCGATGAGTATTACAATAGGCAGGCCGATGAGCACACCGGGATACCCAAATACACCTACGGCAATGAGTCGGTAGGTGGGGCCGGGGAAACAGCGTCAGGTTTGGCAATGTTAATGAATGCGGCCAATAACACGCTGAGGGGCGTTGTGGGCAGCATCGATGGTGATATCGTTGTGAAAGCTGTATGGGCACAGTGGTTTCATATCATGCTGTACGATGATCACATCAAGAAATCAGGGGATATTAAGATTGTGGCAAGGGCGTCCGAGTACCTGATAGTAGCCGAGCAACTGCAACTCAGGCTCAATGAGTGGCTGCAGAACACCAACAACCCGCTTGATCTTGATATTATCGGGAAACGTGGAAGGGCTGCAGGACTCAGAGAAGCTGCAAGGTATCTCAAGCTCCCCACGACCGAGATAGTTCCTGATGATTCAGAGATGGAAAGGCGAGAAAAAATGGAAGCACAGCTCATGCGGGCCCAGATAATGGGCGCGGAGCAGGCCGAAGCGGCTCCAGGTGGCGGCAATATGCCCCCGCCAAATGCTACGACTGATGCCGGGGGAGGTGTTCCCGGGGAGCAGATGAGGGCAATGTGATGGATGTTGTTGATTTTATGGATGAAAACGGTAGCACTGCATGGGCTTGCGGATCGGAAGGCGAGTATGTTGACAGGGTTGATCCGGAAATTGGGTTTGGTTTCCATGAAGTTCCGGAACTGGAGATGTCAGACGCATGTCCTTCAGATAGCGGTTTTTTAAATTACTCTAAGTTTTGAATTATTCTAAGTCATGAAAGGCCCAATAATAAAACCGCCGGCAGATGCCTCCACAAACATGCAGTTTGCCAGGTTGAATCACAATGAAGAATTCAAGGCATTAGCAAAACACCTTCAGGAAGGCCGAGCGTCAATGATGGAAGCACAAAACGGGGCCACGATTACACATGAAGAATACCTGGAAATGAGAGGCGCTATCAGGTGCCTGAAGTCAGTATTGGATATGGTTTCAAACTCCCGAGAGCTTGGGGAGAACATAAGAAAAAAATAAAACGGGAGGGTAATCAGATGGGAAAAAGATTTAAACAAGCATTATTCGCGGTACTGGTCCTGGTTTTTGTGGCCATGACTACCATGGGGGCCTGGAGGTCATTCATAGATGTAATCACCTTGGAGGTCAAGACGATTAAGCCCCTCCATGCACAGAGTGACACCGGGGACTATTCTCTGACCATTGGTGAGACTTCTTATCCGCTCACCCTGTCAGG